GAGCGCCGAATCGGGACCGAGTGGGCTCTCGAATGGTTTAAGGCCAGGGCTCCGAAATACGGCGAGATTCGGCTCTCGTTTCAAGAGCGCGGCGCACCCGTGAGCGGGCTCGCCGAGCAAATTTGCACGATTGACGGCGTCATCCGACTCGCTCAAGGCGGCCCCGACCTTTCGGCGGGGTGGAATCGGTTTTATGATGCCGTGGCGGCGTGCGCACCTGGCGAGGCGAGGGGCGGGGTCAAGGTTTACCACCTACCACAACCCGCGCTTGATACGCCGGGCCGTACTTGTCAGCTCCGAAACCTCGGCGGGGGTGTGATGCTCCCCGACCGAGTAAAGAGCCCCGACGATATAAGCCCGTTAATGGCGTGCGCTATGGCATACGCGGGGGCGACGATGATTAACAAAAAGGAAAAAAAGATTTTCGCCTCGGCATATGCCGCGGGGAGTGATTTGACCTTTATCTAATAAGAAAAGAGGAGGCAAAAGCGAAAAAATGCCTACAATTTTTGACAAGTGGCTCAAGGCGTCACGGCCGTCGGTTATCAACATTTCGATAAACGGCGACGCATCGACCCAGGTCCTCAACCTAACCGCTCGAGAGCTATATCAGACTCAAGACAATTTAAGGGCGGTCGTTGATTTCATCGGGAACAGCATCGCACAGCTACCAATAAAGGTATATGTCCGAGACGGTGAGGCCGAGAGGCGTCGCGACCGGGACAGCGTAGCGGCGTTGACCTTATGGAGGCCCAACGATTATCAGACACAATTCGAGTTTATTCGCGGCCTCGTTGACGAATATAATATTTTTGGGTCCGTTTATGTTTGGCCCGCTCCGAGCGTAACAAGCCCGAGCGGGTGGGATTTGCATATAATCCCGACCGATTGGGTCATATTTACCGAGAGCGGTCACCCGTACAAGCCCGATAGTATTCGCGTATGCTCAAGAACGGGCGGGACCGCGGTCGATATTCCTTTCGATGAGGTCATACAGTTCAAGACATACAGCCCGGGCAATCCCTCGGGTTATCTGTCACCTATCTCGGCGCTCCGTCAGACCTTGAGCGAACAAGTCGAGGCGGGCCGTTTTAGGCGTCAGTTGTGGAGGTCCTCGGGCCGACTCAATGCTCAAATTACAAGGCCAAAGGATGTCGCACCGTGGACCGAGGAACAGAAAAAGAATTTTGCGACGGCTTTCCGTGAGGCGTGGGGCGCGGGCGGCTCAAAAGCGGGCTCGATTCCTATTCTTGAAGACGGAATGGAAATAAAACCATTTACGACCTCGTTCAAAGAATCCGAATGGACTAACTCGGTCAAGCTCTCCCGTGAGGCCGTGGCGGCCGCTTACGGGATTAACCCCTCGCTAATTTGGCACAGCGAGACCCAGACCTACGCAAGCGCGAGAGACAACGCTCGCGCCTTGTATGCGGAATGTTTAGGCCCAATTATACAAATGCTACAACAGCGAATTAACGCCTTTTTGCTCCCGATTCTTGGTGCGGGTCCCGAGACTTATGTCGAGTTTGACCTCGCGGAAAAGCTCAAGGGGTCATTCGAGGAGAGGGCGGCAATTTATCAAAGTGCTTGCGGCTCTCCTTATATGACACGTGACGAGGTGAGGGCCGAGCTCAATCTACCGCCTTTACCCGAGGGCCAGGGCTCCGACATCGTGACGCCTCTCAATGTCCTTGTAGGCGGCCAGGCAAGCCCCCAGGACACGGCGGCCGACCCTTATGACTACCCGGGAATTGATAACGGGGCGAAAAAGCTCGAGCCTAATAATTGCGGCTGTAAAGCGTGCAAGACCGAGGTCGAGCTCCGCATCAAGGGCAAGAGCGACAAGGATGACGACGAAAAGGTCGAGGCGGTCCTTGATTCTTTTTTCAAGAGACAAGCCCGCTCGGTCATCCCGAAAATCAACGCGGGCGGTGATGACTATTGGAACGCCGAAAGGTGGGACAAGGAACTCGCCGAGGACCTTGAGCCCGTGCTCGTTGAAATTGCCGACAAGCACGGCAAGGAGGCGGCCGAATCGCTCGGCTCGGATTATGTAACCGAGATAACAAGGAAATATTTGAGCGTGACGGCGGCATCAAGGGCGTCAACGATAAACAAGACGACGCTCGCGAGGATTGTCAAGGACCTTGAGACAGACGAGCCCGACACGGCTCGCGTTTTTGAGGTGAGGGAAAACACCGCGGGGACAATAGCAAAGGCGGCGGCGGGTGCCGTGGCCTCGTTTGCTATTCAAGAGGCGGCAACCCAAGCCGTCAGCGAGGGCGCCCCGAGAGTCATCGGCCGCATCGTTGAAAAGGAGTGGGTCACGGGAGAGAACGCTCGACCGTCTCACGCGGCGATGAACGGCGAGAGGGTCCCGATTGATGCCGATTTTTCAAACGGTCAGCATTGGCCCGGCGAGGACATCGGCGACCCCGAGGAGTCTTGCGGCTGTAATTGCACGACCGAGGTCGTTATCTCGAGGGGGTGAGCAAATTGATATATATAATCACGGGCGCCCCGTGCTCGGGCAAGTCGACATTTGTCGAGAATCACCGCGACCCCGACGATTTGGTCGTTGATTTCGATAAAATCGCGACGGCGCTCGGGTCAGTAAAGGAGCACGACGCGACGGGCCTCATCCGTGAGGCGGCATTTGCGGCGCGTGACGCGGTCATCGAGACGGCGCTCAAGGCCCAGGATGCGACGGCGTGGATAATTCACACCTACCCGACCGAGAGACAGCTCGCGAGATATGAGGAGGCGGGCGCCGAGGTCATACACCTCGACACGGACCGCGAGACTTGTCTCGCAAGAGCCGAGGCCGACAACCGACCCGAGACGACAATCGAGGGAATAAACCGATATTATGGAAAGGAGTCAAAAAAGTCAATGAGATATAAGACTTTTAACATCAAGGCCGACGAGGCGGGAGTCATAGCGGGTTATTTTTCGACCTACGACAAGACGCCCGACAGCTACGGGGACATAATTGAGCCCGGCGCATTTACCGAGACAATCGCAAAGAGAAAAGAAACGGGTCACCCTTTCCCTCTTTGCTTTAATCACGATTTCAGCGCGGTTATTGGCGCGGTCGAGAGCATCGAGGACACGGAAAAAGGCCCGTATATCGAGGCGCGATTCTTGGAGACACAGCTCGCCCAGGATGTCCGCAAAATGCTTTTATCGGGCGCAATCTATCAATTTAGTTTTGCTTATGATGTTTTAGAATGGCGCAAACCTAACGCCGAGGAAAAGGCGGCGGGTGTGGCGAATGTCATCACCAAGCTCGAGGTTTTCGAGATTTCAGTCGTGACGGTCCCGGCAAATAGTAACGCCGTGGCGACCGAGGTCAAGGCGGGCAAGCGCAACAGCAAGGCCGACGAGGACATCATCAAGGAAAGCATCAAGGGCCTCGCGGAAATCGCGGAGGCGATAAATGAACGCATCAACTCGCTCGAGTCGCTTATTGACGAGGGCGCGGATGATAAACCGACGGAGGAGACGACACCCGACGAGGAGGTCGAGCCCGAGGTCAACGAGACAACAGTCTCGGAGGAGCCAAAGGACAACGACAACGCGAAAAGGGCGGCGGCTTTACTGTCAAAAATCAATGAAATCAAAGGAGGTCCCGAGTTATGACAATCAAGGAACAGCTCGCGGAGAAAAAGGCGGCCCTCGCCGAGCTTGAGCCGATGCTCAAGGCCGACGATGTGACAGCCGAGACAATCGAGACGGGTGAGACACTCGCCTCGGAGATTGCCGAATTGACCGAAAAGGTCGAAAAGGCCGAAAAGGCTGACGAGATTCTCAAGAATATCGGCACGGCCGACAATAACAACAACGACATTACGGAGGTAAAAACAATGTCAACAATGGAAGAATTCACAACAAAGTGCAAGGAAATGACAGACCGCAAGAGCGGCGCGTCAATTCATTTCAAGGCTAACACCGACACGGTGACAAGCCCCACAATCGCCGACATCGACAGAACAGTCGTCGCACCCCAGGCAAAGGCGCCCGCAATCGCTGACTATTTCACAAACGCAACAATCAGCGGAAACGCAATTACTTATTTCCTCCAGGGTGCAATCGAGGGCGCTCCCGCGGTAACAGCCCAGGGCGCAAAGAAACCCCAGATTTCGACATCGTTCGAGGGCACAACCCTCCCGCTCTCCAAGATTGCGGCATATATCAAGGAGACCGACGAAATCATCAACGACGCTCCTTTCCTTGCATCCGAGGTTGAGAACACTCTCATCGCCGAGCTCGCAAAGGCAAGAAATGCGCATATTATCACCGCGGTCGGCTCTACGGTCGGCATCGGCGCCGAGACATACGACGGCACAACGGTAACATTCGCCGACGGTATTCTCGCATCAATCCTCAACATCAAGAGCAACAGCGCGTATGACGCGAATGTCGTCATTGTAAACCCCGCCGACCTTTACACTCTCCTCACCTCAAAGGATGATAACGGTCAGTATTACGGCGGCGGCTATTTTGTCGGCGCTTATGGTAACGGCGCGTTTGGCATCCCCGCGAGCATTTGGGGTGTGTCAATCTTTGCATCCTCCGAGGTAACCCAGGGCACCGCAATCATCGCGGCTCGCGAGGCTGTCAAGATTTGGCGCAAGGGCGGCGTTGATGTCAAGCTCTACGAACAGAATGAGGATGACGCGCTTTATAACCGTGTCACACTCCTCGGCGAGGAGAGACTCGCGGCGGCTGTCGTTGACCTCAAGGGCGTAGTCCTTTTGAAAAAAGAGTAATAGCTCTAACAACCGGGGACCCTACGGGGTCCCTTTTTTTCAAATCTTAAAGAAAGGAGGCCCGTCAATGAAAATCTACGAGGTAAACGGTCGCAAGGTGTGGCTCGACAAGGCTCCCGAGGGTTATGTCGAAAAAACCACCAAAAAGACCGAGGGCGAGGAGATAGTCAAGGCCGAGGCGGCGCCCGAGGCAAAGGCTAAAAAGGCAACAGCTAACAAGTCAAGGAAAAGCGGAGGCAATAAATGAGCGAATTTAATAATGAACTCTTGACCTCCTGGGGTTATATGGTCGACGCGACCGCAATCGGGGACCTTATCACGCCCGCCGATTTTGTGGCCTTTACTGGCGGCAAGTTTAGCGCGAGCGATTCGAGGATAACGGCAAACATCCCGAGCGCGTCGGCGTCAATCCGTAATTTTTGCGGGTGGCATATAAGCCCCTCGTTGAATTGCGGGATGATTTACCGTTTGGCCGATTTGCGCGATTCGTTCATCGGTCTCGATGTATTGATACAGCTCCCCGCGACCTATGTCTCAAGAGTCGACAAGGTCGTCGTTGATGCGGTCCTTGACCCTAACACGGGCGATTATGTCGGTGATTTGCTGACAGAATTCGACCTCACGCCGAGCGGGCTCTTGAGGGTTTACGATGTCGGCGTGAGAGACCGCAAGAGTCGGATTTTTGTCAAATATGTCGCGGGCCTCGACGATGCGAACATCGCGGCTGTCAAGGAGCTCGCGGCGAATTTGGTGACCCACGCGGTCGCTAATCCCTACGGGGTAAACAGCGAGGCCGCGGGCGGTGTTAGCGTGTCATATAATTCGACCTGGGCGGGCCACGCGTCGGCTACGGGCTTGACAAATGACACCCGCGAGGTCCTCGAGCCCTACAAGGTGAGGGGGGTGTATTAAAATGCTCCCGTCATTTTGCAATCAAGAGATAACTCGCATTAGGCCAGGCACAACAACCGCGAGGGGGTCAGTCATTCCCGATTGGTCGGCCGAGGCGGTCGACACCCTCAAAATTACGGGGTGCTCCGTACAACCCGCGACGACGAGCTTGACGCAAGACGGGCGAGTCCTGGGAATATCGGAGGGAATGACGGCATATTTGCCCGAGGGCTCCGATGTGAGACCGGGCGACCGCATCCTTTTTGACGGTCAAGTTTTCACAATCAACGGCGAGCCTAAAGCCTGGGCGGGCCCGTTTACCCGTTCTAACATTCAACTCAATTTGATTCGTTGGGAGGGGTGACAAATGTCCGAGATTAGGCTCAAGTTTGACAGCGCGGGTTTTAGGGCGCTCTTGTTATCCGACGGGGTCAAGGACCTCGTCACGGACAAGACGACGGAAATCGCACAAAGAGCGAACGCGAACGCGGGCGGCGACGGATTCGAGACCTCAATCGAGGTCGGAGGTTACGGCGGCGGCCGTTGGGTCGGGTTTGTTCATTCTACCAACGCGGAGGCCTACAAGGCCGAGGCCGAGGACAAAGTATTAACAAGGGCGGTGACACAATGAGCACAATCGACATTTTGAAACCGACGGACATCGAGAACGAGGTCAGACTCGCGCTAATGGACTACCTAACCGCGTATGTGAGACCGCTCCCGAAAGGGTTTATCACCCCGTCGGTCCTTATCACGGCAACGGGCGGCAATAGCGCCGACACGATTGACGCGTTTACTGTCGTGCTTGATGCGAGAGCCGAAACCGACGAGGCGGCGGTTGATTTGATTAACACCGCGGTCGGTTTGCTCGAGGCCCAGGCGGCCCGACAATTCGGCGCCCTCCGCTCCGTAAACATCAACAGCCTCGCGAGGTGGGGGAATGACCCCGCAAGGCCCGACCTCAAGTTATGCACCGCGACCCTAATCGTGCGGGCTC